CTGTGTGCTCGAATGAACGAATGCCGGTACTCACCTGATCTTTCGGGCGTTTCCAGAGTTGCTTCCAGCTCATCACCGGAGAAAAACCCGATGGAATTGGTTGACCCTGCGATCGACACTTTCCGACCAAACGCGATCTGGAATTCATCCAGCGAGACCGGGACATCGGTGTCCAGATTGGGGAATGGCGTGTCCAACCCTTCGAGCGTCTGGCCAGGCTGAGCCAATGACGTGATGTACTGCCCGCTGATACCGTCGATCAGTGTGGCGCGCTTCAGCACCCAATCGTAAAGGATGATGCGGTCAAATGCGTCTGAGGCCCCATTCACTGACTTATAGGCCCACATGACACGGGTCTCGTTCGGATCGTTGGCCCCAATCATCAGTTGTGGCGCCGAGTCGTCCCAGTCCGCAAAAAACGTCCGATCAAACCGTTCTTTTCCGATCGGTTGAGGGTCGCCGCCCGATGCCTGCATTTCGTAAAAGCCGGACAGACCAAGGAAAAACACTCGGCCTCGGGACCGGATCAGCGACAACGGCGCTCCAAGGCCGTGGTCCTCCGAAATCCTGTCAAATGCAAAGACGATCGGTGATCCGGGAGACAGCACCATGCGCCGGATTGCGTTATCCTGGAACACGAGCCCGCCGAAGTCGTCACCGACCGAACCGCGCACAATACCGCCGTCAGGAAAGTCTTGTTGCCCAGCCTGATTGGTCCCACTCGTCCAGCCGGTGATATCGCCATTGGCGGACCACTGGACCCTAAACGGGTTACTGGCCAGCCCGGACAGGACCAGATAGACATTCACGACAGCAACGTATTTGGCCTGGGGTGGCGACCCGCCCAAATCGGCAAAATTGGACGATGACCCAAGGGCGAAGACCTGAACCGGATTCGCCGAATTCGTCGCCACAAGATTGGTCCCGAACTGGGCGAACTGCCATTGATCGGTCGACGGCACCGCGTAGTCAAATGCCCCGCTCGACTTCGACACGTTGTCCCATGTGAAGTCGGAGTTATCGAGTTTGTAGAGCTTGGTGGCAGTCCCGGCGAAAATCACCACAGAGCCGTCATCGTCGAGCGCCACGGCATAACCCCGGCATGCTGCCGGCAGAGTGTTTGTCAGCGCAGCGAAATCTTTGAACGGCCCATACCCATCTGCGCGCGGGACCACGTTTTTGATCAACTGGCTATGGTTGCCCTGATAATCGGATACATCGGGTCTCCACTCCGACCATGGGATTACTGGCATCAGCGATAGGGCCTGATCTTGCCGTTAGACACCTGTCGGTTCGTCCGGCGTTTCAGTTGGTCGAACGCTTCAATTTCAGCGCCTCGCATCGTGTTGGCCATGTCCTTGTCGCGAAGAACATGTGATGCCAGTTCCAGTTTTGCCCGGGACCGGATCATGCGTTCGCAATAGGTCATCCATGGGTTGCTCGCCTCATCATCGGATGCCGGGGCCGCCTTCACGATCTGCCCGTTTACCCGAACCGTCCAGACCTGGTTGGGCGTCGGATAGAGCCGTATTTGCTGCTCGTAATAGGTGTAGTCGTAGGGCTGGCCGATGGACGAAGTGTTGCCAGCGTCATAGTCAATGACTTCCGGCCGCCGATACTCCAGGTCCCACTGATTGCCGGCGCTGATCAGAATCGTCATCCAGTCGATGTTGAGCAAATCGGGGATATTGGAATTGTCGTCTGCTCCATAGAAGTCCTGGCTGGCCACCGTCGGAAAGGTGACCGTCCGGGTTTCGTTGAAGAAGAACCGTTCCGTCTGGTAGGCCTCGATCGCCGTGTTGATCGCCGACGCAATTTGGTTTTCAAGGTCGGAGCGGGCGAGATCATCTGCGATTCTCGCCTTCATGATTGCCAGGGTGGTCATAGCTCCGCTCCAGTTAAAGCTCAGCGTTCACGGGGCTGTGGTGGAGACATCGCCTTCCCAGCCGATCGGCATGCGGAAACCGGCTGCGTTGTCGTGCCCACCGCCACCGTAATCCGCCGCAATTGCGCTCACATCGAGACCGTTTGCAGAAGAACGGAGCGAGAAAACGCGGCCTTCGGGCGTATCCCAATAACAAGCAGCAAAAGGCTCGCCTTGGGCCATCCGGTGGCCGGCATCGCTCGTCAGCGTGTAAGGGAGATTCGCAACCGGTACGTCATGGCCGCCGATGTTCACCCGCCGTTGCAAAACACCGACCAATTCGGCCACATCCTTGTGATGCTTTTTCTCGATCGCATTACCAAGATTGCCGACGTGCCTTACGCCCTTGTCACCGGACAGCAGTGCGTGGAGATTGTCCCAATTGTCGAAACCGTATTCGTGGGCGAAGATGTAGGCGTTCACTTCGCGCGACATCGGTTTTTCGAACCGCCACAGATCCCGATCGCCAACATAATTGACAAGATCAGGACGCGGATCTCCTGGGTGGAAGTAATCCCACGCGATCTGCGCACCTGATCGGTCCATGTCAAACAATGCATGAAGGGCACCAATAACCGCATACTTGTCGTCGCGCCAACGGTCGAACGCCACAGGCTGATCCAGCCCGATCAGATCGTTCCGAGCCGACTTGTGGTGGTCCAGAATAACGATGCTCGCGGCCGATTGTGCCATCTCCGCTAGGACATGGCGTTTGTACGAGAAATCCACAATCAGGACGTGGCGACCAGCAACATCGGGCGGCCGGTTTTGGTGAACACCGGCATGGAATTCAACCTTGTCACCGAAGACATTTCGGACAACCCATGCGGCCGTGAAACCGTCGGCGCAATTACCGTGATAGATGCAAAGAATGGACATTGTTGCTCCTGGAGTTTGCAGTGGAACCGGTGCCCCACGACTGCTTGAAGTCGTTTGAGAAGCCCGAGCGATCAGGCACCTTCCCAATTCGTTCCGGAAACAGCCGATACGCTCACACCGCCATCACCGTAAACCTGGGCGCAGACATATTGATCAGCCGGGTTCGCGGACGCCACGGCAAGCATGGTTGCAATGCCTGTGGCGGCGGTTTGGACAAGGAAGGCCTTTTTGGCCGTATGCTCGGCCACCTCCACACCGGAAACGATTGTGACGTCCCCGGAATAGGTATCTGCTGTGAGGCCGGCACAGGTGGCCGCCTCGCTGATCCAAACCAGGATTGTGGCCGTGGATGCGATCGTACTGCCGGCGGCGTCCTGAACCGTAAGGGTGATGTCCATGCCGTCGGTCGTCACCGAAGCGGCCAGGCCGACATTGACCGCAGCCGACATATTGTCCGTCAGATTGAGTTCCGCGGCCGAGGAAGTGAGCAACGTTCCGCCCAACTTCAACTGCAACACGCTCATGATGCTGTTTTGCCAACGGCTTTCGGTACCTGACTGAGCGAACAAAAATCCGGCACCGGCCAGCAGGAACAGCGCCGCAAGGGCGCACTTGATGAATTTCATGGAATTTCTCCTTGGAATGGAAGCAGTTCGAGAGGAGAGCCGGAGCCCTCCCCTCAATTCGCTTAGGCGTCGATTTCAGACGCATCAAAGGCGTACTCGACGACCACATAGGCCAGGCCGGTCGATGCATCCGAGTTGGCGCCGTCGTATTGACAGACGATCTCGGTATCCGCCGTGAACACTTTGTTTCCTGCCGCATTGAACGTTGTGGCATCAAACTTGGTGCCGACCGCCGAAACATCGAGATTGGCGCAGAACTCATCCGGATCGGCGCCATAGCCGATGTCGATGAGGTCCGACCCGGTATCATTGAACAGGGTCTTGACTTCGGCCCTTGCGTTCAGAATGACCGAACCTGCGGGTACCCAGCCCATGGAGATCTGGGTGGCGTCGTCGCCGAACACCACCTTGTTGGCGAAGTATGCAGTTTGACGGGTGACAAACTGTTGGGTTTGCCGGCCCTGAGTGTTGGAAGGCATTTTGGTATCCTCCTTATGCCGCAGCGGCCGCGTAAGTGCTCACCACCACAGTTCCGAAGTCCTCGGAATTGTAGACGCACTTTTTGAGACCGAAGATGGACCAGGCCGAAATCTCAAGCTTGCGCTTGTGATCCAGCAGCTCTTCATTCCACCGCAATTTGTCGGTGCCATTCTTTTGGCCATAGCCGACAACTGCAGCCTGAGCGCCCAGCAAAACCGCTCGCCGGACCAGGGGTACGGCCGCGTTGGAGCTGGAGTTGACGCCCTGGGTCACATCGAAGGCTTTGCGCAGGATGACGTCGTTGTATTCGCCCAACGCCGATTTGAAGATCGGGTTATTCTCAACCTTCCCCCCGGCCATCGCAGCCTTCTGGATGTCCTGCCACTGACCGGTCGACGTGTTGGTTCGCAACGACGTGACCTGCCGGTTGTGCAGATACATGACGAACTTCTTTTCGCCGTTGATCATGACCGGGACCAGCGGAACATCGGCGGTTTCTGCCAGTTCCTTGGCTTTATCGATCAGATCGAGAGTGAAAGTGTCGGAGGCCGTCAATGCCTCGTCAGTCGCCTGCCCGCCGGCCCGGATGATCCGGTTCGTGGATGGCGCAACTGCAGCCTGCATGCCCGTAAACTTCACGTTGGACACCGCTGTATTGCCGCAGACCTGGTTGAAGAACGTGACCGAATGCCGATTGGCCCACCATTGAGCCATCAAGCCCATTCCCTTGTCGCGAAGGCCGAAAGGAACGCGCTGTTGGTCGATGGTGTTTTCCGATGGAAGTCCCAGCACATGGCCAAGTTCGTCGACGCGGAGATCATCGGTAAAGTTTGTGATGGCTTCGCCGCGGCCTTCGACAGATTCATTTGCCGTGAAGCCGTCGCCGGTCGGTGTGGTGAAAAGTGAACAGCGGACGAGATCGCCCGGCCCCTTTTCCAGCTCGTCTTTGTGGTGAATGATCGAATTCTCGGACTTCCCGACCAGCGGTGCGATTGCAGTGGATTTCAGCGCCTGAAGGTAAGTCTTTTTCGACCACAACTTGACGGCCATAGCGTCATTAACGCCGTAGCTCGAATAGGACATTTGTGGTTCCTAAGATTTGTGAAGATTTTGGGTTTGGCGCGCTGATTGACGTCCAGGGCAGACGGAACGCCTGTAGGTCGGGCGTGGACCTGAGCGGATACGGTGCTCTGCCGGAGTCGAGCTGATAACGGTGGCTCAACCGTAACGGGCTTGCGCCCCCGTGGCGGAAGTGGGGACTATTTCCCCATGACGCGGTCTACCTCGGCTTTGTGCTTTGCGTAGAATGCATCAAACTGTTCGTCGCTCATGGCGATCAATGATTCTGCGGTGATCTCCAAGGCGTCCGCTCCACCAGCGCTGGAAAGCGACATGGCGGCGTTCTGGGCCTTTTTGAGATCTTCGATTGTCTTGGCGCCCGACTGGGCCTTCGTTGTGGCTGTGTCGGCTCCCTTGGCGTTTTGGCTTGAGGTTTCCGACTGAGCGGCCGCATCGGTTTTTGTTTCGGAGTTCTGTTGTTCCGATGTCGAACCCGGCTGGAACCCACGTTCTCGGGCAAGTTCATACAGGATCTCGGACGGGCTCTCGCCATTCGCGATCGCTGTTCTAACGATCGACATCTCGTCTTCATTTATTTTGGCAACCTGTTCCTTCGGATCCGTGTAGCCCAATCTCTTGAGTTCGTTGGTCCGAGACGCAACCAGGAACGTGTAGGCCTGCGCGAATTCGGGGGTTTCGCCCGAAAATGTTTGGGCGTCCTGCTGGAACGCTCGAACGATCTCGGTCTTCTCTGTGGCGGTTGCTGTTTGGCGTTGGCCTTCTGCGACCGTATCGGCGGTTTGCTTATTGGCCGCTTCCAATCGTTCGATCCTTCGGCCCTGCCATTTCGCATACCCGAAAATATCCTCTTCGGCGTCCGGCATCGGGTCTTCGTCGGCACTCTCGGTGGCCTCGTCGCCGTCGCCCTTGGACTGACCTGCTTTGCCCAGGTCTTGCAGAGCGTCGATCCTGCCTTCAAGTCGGGAAAACTTGTCCCGCCATTCAGCCAGTTCCTTCTTGGTCGTTTTGTGCCCTTCGCGTTCTTTGTGCAAAGCGCGGTGGTCGACCATCTTTGGCTTGCCGTCCGCATCGACGTCGTCATCGTCGCCCTGGCCGTCGGCGTTCTCCTGATCACCTTCGGCACCCTGCTCGTTCAGTAACCCGGTTTCGGCCTCGGTCGAGGTTTCGGTTTCGGTTTGGGTCGTGCCATCGCCTGGCTCCTCAAGGGTTTCGCCTCGCTTATCGGCCTCCAGAAGTTGCATTTCGTCAGCGGTCAATTCATCCGAACTGCCTCGCAGAAATTCCGGCATATCCGGATCCTGGTCCATGCCAGTGATCAGATCGAAGTCTTCGCGGTTGAGGGTGTCGCCACCTTTGTCGACCATTATTTGCCCACCTTCTTCAGTGCTTGCTGCTGTTCTTTGGCGCATTCCATCGCCCGTTTCAGGCGAGCGGGTTCGGATTTGATCTTCTCGGCATCGATGAGTGTGCGAACATCGCTCTCAGCTTGCCATTTGAGATCCTCGGCGGACATCTTCGCCGCTCGGTTTAAGGGTGCCATGGTGTCCTCGTTTCGTGGTTATGCGGCTTGGGCACCGCCGGCTTCACCCACCATACGCAGGAGGTCCTGCACCTTCGGATCGATGACCGTGCCCATCTGTTCAGTCTCTGCGACCGTCTTGGCCGCCTCGGCAGTGAGTTTCTGTGCTGATGCCTGATCCTTGGCAGTCGATGCCTTGTCCTTTTCCAGCGCCGTGACGATCTGCTGTGTGATCATCTTGCGTTGCTGTTCGGCTTGCGGATCTTCCCCACCTTCCGTAACCATGGCTTCGATCTCAGCCAGAAGGCTTGCCGGCAGTGGCGAATATTTCAGGACCAGCATCAGGATTTCAGGTGTGATGAATTCCTTTATCAGCGGTAGGATGGAAGTCAGGATTGCCCATGTTTCCGCCTTCTGATTGATGCCGGACGTGGATTCGTCGATCACCACATCGTAGCGGCCGAGTGTCTTGTCTTTGACCAGAGGAACCGATTTGGCGCCCATCGGCCCAACCACCCGGACCAAACGGCCATCTGACATGTAATTCTGGATGAAATGCAGACGGATCCTGCCAACACCTTTCCGGAACCGCCTCAGATTGTTGAACAGGGTCGCCAGGATTGTCACGGCAGCCTGTTTGCGCTGAGCCTCGAGAATGCCGGGCTGGTTCCGGTCGACCATACCGAGGAATTCCAGGTTGATCCCGACAACGTCCAGCACGGCGCTGGATGCGACTTGCGAAAGCTGGAAATACCCGACTGGGAATTGGCCCGCGGTTTTCTCCTTGATCTTGTTTTCCTGCAGCGCCTTTTTCTTTAACCATGTGATGGCATCAGGCTGCGCCCAGCTATCTTCTGCTTGGCGCTGATCCTCGAAAGCATCCTCCTCGGCCATGAGCCCGCCCTTGGCGGTCGTGTCCAGAATGTGCAGGGTGTTCGACAGCCATTTGTTGGAGAACTTCTGCGGATCCTTCATGACCTGGACCAGGCCAAACCATTTCTTGGCGTTGCGATCGCGTTCGCCGGTGATGCAGGTGTAAGTAAAGCTGTTGCCGGCCGGTGACTCGTGCTGCTCCAGAATGCCGGTCGCGCCCAGAAACGCCCGGTGAAAGACCTTTCGCTGCAGGCGAATGGACTCGAATGCAAACCCGATATCTTTTGCCCGGGTCTTGAACGTCTGAAACTTCGAAGCGTCCATCTCGATCGGCTCGCCACCAGCCGCAACAAGATAATAAGGTTCGTGCTCCCACCACTGAGTCTCGACCAGAGTGATTTTCTTTTCTTCGCCGAAACCCGGCCCCTCAGACAATCCGGACCGGTGCTCGCGGCGTTCCTCGATCGGGACTGGATCCTGCCCGTCGCTTTCCCCGATCACCCAGCTTGCGTCGAGTTCAATGTCATGCTTACCCGGGAACATCTGCCGCGCTTTGGTGACTTTCACATCACGGCGAATTCGGTGGATGCGTTCGGCGTCAACAATGTTCTTGCGCTTCGCCGAGGAATCCCAAGCCATTTCCAGCGGATCAGTGCGGACCTCCTGATACTTGCCTTCCCGGTCCTCATCGTAGCTCAGGAAATGTTCCGTCCAACCCATGCCGCAGATGGTGGTGTCTTCGAACGCGTCTGACTCCTCATCCTCTGCATCGCAAATATCGCCCATCCATTTGGACGCGGCGTTCAGAACCTCATTGGCGGCCGTGTCCTCCACACCCCGCGGAAAGAACTTCTGCACATGGCGGTTGTTGATCTCATGCCCGGCAACGGCTTTGATGACGGACAGGATGCGGTTGAAGATGATCGGCACCTTGCCGGAATCCGAAATGTCGCCTTCCTCTGCCTTTGACCATTGTTTGCCCGCGAACATGTCGTAATTTTCTCGCGCCTCCCTGCGCCATTCTGCCGAGTTCCTAAGGTCGGTGATCACGTCCCGTTTGAGGCGCCGGAACAACGCCCTTTTGGAGTTTCCAGCCTCCCGGCTGTCCGGGTCCGGCGCCATACCGGTCAAACCCTCGTCGGCATGCGTAAGCAGCGGATCCGCCACGCCGATCAGCCTTCGATTTCCAGGGTGACGGTGAACACCTCACCGGAGGCTGGGACGTAGGCCGCTTCCGCTTCCAGGAGGCCGTAGATCTTCCGGCCGCTCTCCAGGTCGAAATTGATTTCAGGATTGACCGCGGCGAAGTCGATCAGGTCACTGGTGCCGGCAAACGCACCAGACGTCATGTCGATCGCCACCGCGCTCAGATAGGCGGCCGCTGTCGACACGGCCAAGGCGCCATTGTCGCCGTTCGTCACAGTCGGCGCTGCCGTGAACAGGTGCAGCGTGAATGAAGCGTTGGTCGTCGTCGCGTCGTTCTTATGCAACCGGGCTCGCCGGGCTTTCCCCCGCCCATGGCTCAACTTCGACACCATGAACTCCATGGGCACGACTTCGCCGGACGTCGCAGAATTGGCGACCAGGTCACCAGCGCCATAGGCTGTCGTGTTCGCAGGCCTCGTGAATGAGGCCGACGGTGTAATCGTCATCTCGTACATGGCTGTTTCAACCTTACGTGGGTCTAGGCCGGGTGTGGCGGGGCACCCCTGGCGCCTAAGAATAATTTGTGGTTGTTGTCAGGCCGCCCAGGCGGACCGCCTCGGCTTCGACCTGTGCTGGCCGCGACTAGTCACCGGGACCGGCTCGGGGATCGTGATCGGCAGATCGTGCATGCGTGCCAGGCTATCCAGAAGGTCATCGAACTGGCTCACCGGGAACATCGTGTATTGGTCATGCACAAACTTGTGGATGATATCGATCGTCAGGCCTTCGTGGTTCTTCCTGATGATCCCGCATTCGGGCAGGAAGATCCGGCCATCCTCGAATTTGGGAACAAGCCGCCGGATCCTGTCATGCTTGTGCATGCCGCCGCCGACTTCCGTGATGTCGAACCTGTAATTGTCCTCGCCCTGGACGTACTCGATATGCTCGATGTCGCTGTCTTTGCCGTATCGCTCGTAGCCTACTTCCTTGATCGGCCCGAAATGGCGCCACTTGCGGTGCAGGCCCATCAAGGCCTTTGCGCGCTCTGTCAGGTTCAGGCGATCGTGGATCACGTCGCAGATGTACCAGTTGCCATCGCCACCGACGCCGACGACCCACATGGCCGTCCAGTCGCTGTCCTTCTTTTTCTTGCTGGCCGGATCGACCACAATGTAGAAATTCAGACCGGCGAAACTCTCGCAAGGCCAGTATTTCAGCCATTCCTTGCGGAACCCCTGAGTCTTGTCCGCTGTTGGATCCAGCAGCATCTGGGCGCCAAATGTATAGACGCCCTGCTTTCTCCGTTTTTCCGCCAGTGTTTCCGGCTTCATGAGCACCGACTTCGACCAGTCCTCCGATCCGTCCGATGTGCAAGCATGCACGCGGCTGGGGACGCCCCGTTCCATCATCGTGTAGTAAGTGTCGAATGCCGCGTATCGGGTGCCGGCGTACCTGGAAACACCGCCTTCCGTGCCCAGGTTTGTGGACAGTTCCCATGCCTCGGTCGTCTTCTTGATCATTTCCGAGGTGACCGATTCCTTGGTCACGATGTCGTCGTAGCACAGCACCTGGAAGTGCTTTGATGTGGGCTGCGCGTCTACCAGGCCCCAAGCTTCTATTGTCGCTTCTTTCGGGTTGCCCTTCCGTTTGAAGACAAGGCCCTCGTCCTCGGACCATTTCGGGCTTTCTGACTTCGGATAGGCCCAGACCACATCCGGGAACAAATCCTTCAGTGTCTGGTTCTGTTCGCACTCGTTTTTGATCTGGCGCAGGAAAGCCTTCGCGATCGGCCGTGTGTGGCTGAATATGCCGATCGTGACTTCCTGGCCGTTGTATCGCGGTTCTGGGTCCTCTCCGTGGCTGGCCAGAATATCCTGCAGGTTCATTCCGAAGGTGATGATGCTGGACTTAAAATGTTCACGCGCCCATAGGTCAAGAAACCCGTTCGGCGCGGCTTCAACTTCACGGCACCGGTCGAATAGCCAGTCGCGATTGACATCCTTTCGGCCGCAAACGGCCACCATGAGATAGAACAGATCGTTTCGCGCAAGCCACCGCTTTGCTTGCTGAACGTGCTCCTCGCCCTTCTCTGCCGCCCCTGTCAGGAATTTCCGATAGAATTCAATTGAGGCGTTGCGCGTCGTCGGGAGCTTTGATCTGTCCATGTGTCTCCTCGAACAACTCCGATAGCTCGTCCCTCACCTGGACGACGACGGTGCGGTGATCCTCGTTGATCACGGTCGTATTGTTGATCTGCACTGCCGGCCCGTCGCGGCGAACCAGTCCAAAGTGCCTGGCCAGCGTTTCCACCGCCGCGGTTTTGCTCCACAGCTTCACCTTGTAGGTAAGCTCGACTTTTGGCGTTCCATCCTCGTTTTTCAGATTGGTTGGGCGCTCGACCACTTCGACTGATGAGACAGCCGCGGCAAAAGCATCCGGCCAATCTTTAGGCGGCCTGATCTGCCCGTGCTCGTCGAACACCTGGCGCACATCTGACAGGCCGATGTTGCCCAGTTCCTCGAGTACACGGCGCGCGGAAAGTTCGGTTCGATCAAGCTGTTTGCCCTGATGATCCGCTATTACCGCCGCTATGTGAGGTTTGGTCAGGTTCTCAAACCCAATCTCTTTTGCGGTTTTTTTGCTGTATCCGGCTCGTATCGCGGCCTGTGTGGCGTTCAGATCGATCAGGTACTCCTGGACGAAACGATCCTGTTTCGGCGTCAGTTTGTCGGCGGGCATGCCAGATTACGCCGCCTCTGCTTGGTCTGCCTTGAAATGGCATTTGAGGCGTGCCGGAAATGTGCCGGCATTGAACCTGGTTTCACACACGTGAAGCTGTAGCCACGGGAGGATATGCGGCACCTCTCCGCAGTCCAGGAAGCTTGGATCGGGTGTCCAATTGTAATCGCCGGTTTCTTCGTCACGCGTGAGATGAACACGGAGCCGGCTGGAGAAGCTTGATGCCTCTGCTACGTCCGCCGGCACCCGAATTTTCAGGAAGCTGCTCAGATAGGCAATGTCGTCATATTCGAGTTGGTTCACTTGACCATCGAAACGCCAGCCGTTGCGCTGTTTGGTAAATTGACGTTTCAGCCGCGGCGGGAATTCCCGATCGTCCATCTGTGTGCCTGATATCCGAATGCTCAACATGCAGAACAGGTGCAGGAGGTCGTCCCGGTCAAGAAACTGCCAGCGTGGAGCCCAGCGATAGATCATGATCAGGCCTCAATCAGGCTGAGTTGCCAGCCGGCGTTGAACAGGATGATCGCCTCACCGGTTATGGCGGGGCTATCAGAGTCAGCAACCGCCGAACTGGCCTCATTGATGACGGCGTACCGGACCTTGCCACCGTCGGCGACCTGAATACGGGCGATCTGGGTGTTGGCCGGCGCCGCGGTCGTTGTGGTCTGGCTTGTACTGATCGAATTGGCTCCACCACTAATCGGTGGTTCAAGCAGCGCGACCACGGAATCAGATGAGAACTGACGGCTTACGAATTTTGGCAGTTGGGCCAGGCCACGGTAGTGGTGGACGTGAACGGTTGTTGGCATGTCAGGGGCCTACTCTTTCGGTCACGCGCGCAGATCAGGCGGCACGGACATGGTGTTCGATAGGTTTGACGGTCACCTGGAAATGTTCCCCGTTCAAAACAAAATTCAGTGTCTCGACAACCTTTGCAAATCGAGCGTTGTCGATGAACAAGCCTTCTTCGTTCATGCCTTCGTTTCCTTCACAAGTTTCCGACAGACCGGGCGCTGGTTGACCGTGCCGCGAAATCCACGCAACCGAAGCAACGTGTCGAGGTGGGACTGCATCTCACCAATTCGAGCCTGGCACGCTGCCTCGGTTTTATAGGGTCCGGCGCGATCGGTCAGGCTTCCGCACTGAGGTGTTGCAGCTGCGGTATGCAGGCAAAACAGAAGCGTAGCGGCAAACATGGCTTGCCTGCCCCTTTCAGTTTCCTGGTTGTCGAATGTTAGAAAGGTGGGGGAGTGAGGAATCGAACCTCAAACCTCTGCAGATTGCGGCCGTCCCAGACCTGCGCACCCCATACTCCCGCCAAGGCTCGAACAGTTCCGCGCGAACGCGGCCCCTCACCTTGGTAGGAATTCAATTCATGCCTGTTCCGGCCGTTTTGATTTTCTTGGTTTTGGTATTGTGAATGTCGCCGGATAATCCATCTCGGCAAGTGACCGAGGTTCTGCGTCGGCTGACCTCCAGTGAGTGACGCGTTCTTCCGCATCATCAATGAAATCCCTCGTACGCGAGTCGTGTCGCATTTGGCAACGTTCAGTTTTGTTCAACAATGAGCCGCCATTGTTCAATTTTTCTGCAATTAATTGAAGTGATTGTTCATTCCACCGGTATGTCGTTTGTCTAATCCATGCCTTTTTTTGGGGTAAACGACGGTTTCGACGTTGGACATGCTCGCTCCAGTCGCCGTCGCCGGATCGACAGGTCGCGTATTCAATCAGGCATTCGCGCTTGATTTCATCGACGATGAACTCGATCGGCCAGAGTTGGGCGTTCTCCGCCAGGGAAACAGAGGTGGCGCCGACAAGGGCTCGCTTGTCCTGTTGCTCTTTGCGGATCTTCTCCAGTTCATCAAGATTTTTGCCGGTATAGCGGCCCTCCGGCTCCATGAGCATGGCCGGGTGCGCCGAACCGTACTGTTTGGGTGTCACTCGTCCGGCTATCACCTCAATGGTACTGTAGGCATCGATCAGGCGGATCAGAACCGTGTCCGTAGTCCACATCATGGCTATTCCCTTTCAAGCAGTTCGTCGGCGATCTTGATTGCAAGTGCGGCCGTGGCATTCGTCATGGCCTCCCGGTCGTTCCTGGCAAGTATGCGAGCCCTACGCCGCAAAGCCGCGAGATCAACGCACCGGAAGGCCTCGACAGCTTCCTGCCGGCTTCCGAGAACGGCACCATGAACCCGCAGGACCTTCGACACAGCGAATACGACATCGCCATAGAGACTCGCAGGATCGGACGCCTGAATGCATTTGAGGACCAGCCCTGTATGTTCCGCGCCGCGCCCGCGCAACAACCGGGAAATGGTGCGCCCGCCATAGATCACGTTCGCCGGCCGCGGTTCCTTGGCGCGGCGGATCGGGTGGCAGCGGATGCCATACCCCTCCAGGAATCTATGCACGTTTGGTCGCTTCAATTTGTGCCCCTCGATAATTTTTGCCACCTCTTTTGAGGTTGAGAAAATTAACATCCCTCAAAATGGCGGTTTCTCGTCATCCAATAGATCTCGCTGCGCCGGCACAATGTCGGTGAGCAAGGTGCGGGCTCCGTCCCAGTTGAAGATCTTGACCGCCCGCATTGCCTTGCGCCTGTGCTTCAGGCGGTGGATTTCGATCCGGCCTTCGTGCTCGAGCAGTTCGGTCTGGTATTTGTCTTGCGCCGTCTGCGATTTGAGCCGCGGTGGGTTGGTCATCAGCCATGTGTGCCGGTTCAGGGTGGCGAGCATGATGTCGGCGTGCTTCTCGATGCCGCCGCCGCTGAAATCTTCCATGGTCGGCTCCGGCGTGTCTTTCTCCCGGGCCGATTTCGTGAAGTGGCATAGGACCAGGACCACGCATCCCAGGTCCTTGGCCATCTGTTTCAGATCTTCGACGTTGTCGTGCGTCTTCTCGAAGCCACGCAGCCGGAACTTGCTTTCCTTCAGGATCAGGTCGGCGTGGTCGACCACGATCATATCAAGGCCCATGCGCTTCATCTGGGCCATGGATCGAGCGCGCATTTGCGGGACTGAAAACTTTTCGTCCCAGATCTGCATGCGGAAATCTCGGTAGCCTGGCGCGTTCTCAGCGAGGATGTTGAACTGCTTGGAGTCCATGTCACGCTTGATGGCGTTGGACGGGACACCGACGGCGCCGGCATACCAGCGCTTCACCAGTTCGGAATGAGCCATCTCCATTTCGAAGAAGGCCACTGAGCGAGTTTGTGCGATCGCTGTGGCGCATTGCATGGCCAACGCGGTGTTGTGTGTCGGGATGCAGGAACGGCCGACGAGATACATCCGGCTTGGATGCTCGACGGCGATGCAGCGCATCATTTTCGGGGCCACCGGCTCCACGGCCGTGATGTAACGGCGATCGATCGTCGGACGCCGATGACTGACGGCTCCGGGGAACTTCCTCGACAATCGGAACACCCCGATTTCTGGCTTGAAACTGATCCGATAAAAGCCACTGCCCTTTTGTGCTTCACATGCGCCGACGCGGGCTTTGATCCCAAGCGATGACAACAGATGTTGCGTGTCATCGATCAGTCGCTTGTTTGAAAATCCGATCGAGTGCCGCCCGTCCCCTGATGAGGTCCCGTCGGTGTCCATCAACCCCTGAAGCAGTGCTAGACGCTGTTCAAAGGAAGCGCGCAGATAATTGATTGGAATATGCTTGTTCCGGAGAACCCCGATCTTTTGCAAATCCTGGTACAGATCAACAAACCGCACCTCGCTGTACGGCATCGAATAGTTTTCGGACCGATCCCACTCGCGCGCTACAGGACGTTGAACGTTTTCGAGGAACACGTCCATATCTGCCTTGCGCTTTCCGACGACACCCTTGCCGCAATATCCATCCCCCAGCCAGAGACCCAACAGGTAAGGCTCAATCATTAGATCCTGGTCCGAGAACTGAAGTGGGTCGGCAACATCAACGCTGTGATTGAGATGTGCGCCATATTTCAGCGTTTCTCGTATTTCATCGGTATTGCGAATGGCGCCGGTGGGCGGAGACAGATAGTCGTAAGCCCGTTCCCTGTTGCGCTTGGCAAGCATCTTGGAAACCGCTGGCCTTTTTGATCGTTTCACTGCCCTGGATTTCCGCTTTACGCGGCGTTTTGCTCGATATTCAGGAGACAATTTGAAGGCTTGCATCCGTTCTTTTTTCGTCATCGTTTTCCAAAGATGATCGCCGTCCGCAAATATCACTTCCCCCGTGCTGAAATGGACGGCATATGATGCCTGCGCCAATTCTATCGGGGAAACGGCTGCCACTCGGGTGACCATCCCGTCCTCAGAGAAAACTTCATCGCCGACTTCGATCGCGCCCATCGTCGTGAACCCGCTCGGTGTCGGCACAGGGGTATCGACGCACAGCCGTTTACCGGCTCCAGGTGCGCCGCCTAGAAGGATCAGGTCCCCGGGCATCGCTTCACCGGCGAGCTCGTGCAGCCCCGCCAGCGGCCAACTGATCCCGGAGGCTTGGCCGGACGCAATGTCGCCGATCTGGTCGACAACGGTTCCGATCGCTTGGCTGAGCGTCTGCATCCGGCCGAAGTCGGCGAGGTTCGTCAGATCCGCCAGCGATTCCGTGAGTTTGATCAGCGCAGTTTCTGGCGGATGATCAATCTGGGCCAGCGCCTTGCGCGTCTCCTCGATCGCTGATTGAGCGGCCCGGCGCATGTGCATGTCGACCAGCGATTCCGCATAGTCCTGCGCCATCGCGATATCGTCGCTGTCTTTGCCCATGGAAACCAGGGCGCCGACATACGGACCAATATCCTCAAACTCGGATTGCAGCCGGTGGGTGAGCAGCTTGTGTGACACCCGGCCGTCATGGTTCGCCATCTTACCGACTTCACGGTACAGCGCGCGATGCAGCGTTGATGTGAAGGCTTCGACCTGCAGCCGGTCCGTCAAGGCGAAGAACACCTGCACGTCGGTGATCATCGCGGCCAGAACCGCCTTTTCCAGGTCGAGGTTTTCGAGGTTCATTCCAAGCGTTCCTCGATTTCATGGATGACTTGCAATGCAGCGCGCAGACCGGCCGTTATCTCGTCGAGTTTGGCCTGCAATTCACTCATCTCCTGAGCTTTTTTGATCGGGACTTCGTGGGTAGAAAACCGCTCTCCACACTGGAGGCACCGCCGGCGCCGGCGAATGGTTTCGAACTGGAGACCGTCGATTTTGTTGGGCCGGCTGTCCCTGACCACCGTTTGCCCACCGCATTTCTGGCAGATCATTCGGCGCCCCTTTGTTCGTTGAAAACGTCGAGCCAATCCATACCGTCGGGCGGTATGTGCACCGACACCTGGATCCCGTTTTCAATCAGACGGGTTTGCAGCTTTTCAGCGGCAACCGGTCCGGGCGGATCGGAAATGCCGGATCCATCCTTCTTGAACTTGTGCCGGTCGCCGTCGCTGTAGATCTTGACGTTACGGACCTTGGCCGGCAGCTCGAGGCCAATCATTCCGGACGTCGACAGAGCCGCCCACACCGGCCACCGATCGCCCAGGAGCGCCTTGACGCCGAAACCGGTCTCGACGCCCTCGGTAACGCAGATCGTGTCTGACACAGGCCCGAGGCGAACGGCACCACCTCCGCAGGGTCCGAGCCCGAGCTTTGCATTTTCCACCGGCGCTTTGCCGGCCGTTTCGGGGCATAGGAATATCCGCCAAATGCCGATCAGCCCGTTTTTCGCTGATTGAACCCCACAGACGAGCACTGGCCACCGGCCGCCCTCCGGATGCGTCAAACCGGGATTGAACCGCAGCGCGGGCGGCCACTTCTGCATAGGGATGCCGCGGCCGACCAGGTACTGCTCTGCCAACGTGCCGACGATCGGACTCGACGCGGCCCAGATCGCCCGGACGTCTTCGCCCTTCTCGGCGGCC